AACTGACAGAGAACCAGTTGCAGAACCAGCAATACCAACTAATCTACCTCTACCATCAGAGTTTGCTTGGATAATTCTATTACCAACTGCAACAATTGGTTTACCACCATTGGAGGCACTGATAGCAGTTGACAAACCAATACTAATTTTTCTTGGAATAGATAACAAACCATTTCTGGTGATAGTCTCCAGATCAGTTGAAAGTTGAGGATTGAAGAACTGAAGTGAACCCCTAGCTCCAAAATCAGCACGATATAGTGTAAACTTCAAATCTTCATATTGACTTGCTGTCCAAGCACTAGCATTCTGTGACTTGAACAATGAACCCATGAGAGGTTGTGTTGTTACCAAAATCTGCCCTGCCTCTTGTCCAGCAGTTGAGATTTCTGGTTCACCCAATCTAGAAATCCACACATTGTAATCTGTGGAGTTTGAAAGGAGAACAATAGCATACTCAGTGTTACCCTTCAGATAAACTGGTCCACTATATTCAAAGGTTGTAGCAACCTTACCATCTTGTGATATGTCAATATCCTTGGGATCCTTAACTACATGAGAGAAAGGAAGAATGATATCATTAGGAGTACCCATTGTAGTCTCTCTAATCTCCATAGCAATAGGAAGATTATCTGACTTACTCTGGAAGAAAATATCACACTTGGTTACAAATATACCAGTAGGATCATCAACTTTAAAGGTCTGTGCAAGAGGATCACCATGGTGTACTGGTCTTGGTCTTGGTAAGGATACTACGTTAACATCAGTCTCTACAAGAACTTCACCAGTCTCATCAGTTAATGTTCTAACTTCATTATCAAGTTGATCTGTTACAACACTGGCATTTCTTAAGGAGAGTGTTGTTTCTTGAGTGTTATCAACATCACCTTGTGAATAGAAGATTTCTTCAGCAGATGTTGTTGCTGTTCCTTTGATTCTACTATTGATTGGACTGCTGGTCAGTTTGAAAGTATTTCTGCCAGTTTCAAATGTGGGATTAGAAAGATTGTTACCATTTGGAACTCTAAATGAACCAATAATTGTACCAACCCTATCAGTGACATGCTTGAGATCACTAACAACAGCAACAGCACCACTTGATTGACCAATCAAAATCATTCCAGTTTGAATATATCCAGCAAATTCAGGGAATTCTTCAGATTGAAGAGTGAATTCATCAACATTAAGAAGAGAGGATGCCTCACTATATGATTCTGGAACAGAAGCACCTTTGGCATATGGATCACTGTCATAAAAATCACTTGGATCATTATATGGACCATACTTATGGTTAGGTGTAGCAAGTCTAAACTCAATAGCAGGAGAATTTAAAATTGGTTGAATTCTAACTTCATTACTTCTAGTTACCATCCTACCTCTGACAGTCTCTCCAACTTGGAAAGAACCCTCTTGCATTGTGATTTGAATTAGTTTAGGTACACAGAATCTGGTGACATCAACACCATCAAAGAATGCATAAACCTGTGTATATGGTTTCAATCTAGTTCCAGTAAATGAGACATTTCTGGATCTCATAAAGTGAATAATATCTCTACTAACAATGTTCTCACCAAGAGATTCTGTATTAATTACTTCATTAATTGTTTGTTGAGTACCACTTCTTGTTTGATCAAGAGATATGGTAGAACTAACGAAGGTTGAATCAACAGTACTTTGACCAATATCAAGACCCCAACGTGGAGGAGGTTCACCAGAAGCCAACTCCTCAACAGAAACACCTCTATCATCTGCAGCTGCTTGAAGTTGTTGAGTTCTTGTATCTGAATTCATACTAATATTAACACCTGTGGTCTCCCAGGAATCCCACATAACTGGTGTAACACCAACTCTAGTTCCATCTTCTTGAGATGTAATATCAGCACCAAGTGCTTCAGCAATACCCTGGAAGGTTCCCTCCATAGTAACATTACGAGGTTCTAATCTATTGGTATCAATCCAAATATCAGCAGTTGGATCAAGTTCAATATTACCTGCATAGAAGGTATTAAGGAAAGGAGTAACTGATTGTACTCTTGTAGCAAAAGGTTGTGCTAACCATGATGTATCTTGCCAATCTAGAGTAACAATATTACCAGATCTTCTGATACCTATACCTGCAACATCAGCAAATCTAGAATCTGCATTAGCATCAGTTGTGGAACCAATACCAGGAATAGCAGATGAACCTAACTGAAGGTTGAATGCTGTTGTATAGTGAGCAGGTCTAAGAATCTTCTTTTTGACATCAAGGGAGTTCTTGATGCCAATTGAAGTATCCTGTGGTTGCATTGATGTGAAATTATCCACATAAATGCCAGACTTGAATCTATTCAAACCGTTTGTATCAGGAACAAAGGTATTGAATGTTGATTGCTCCAACAGGTTGAGTGAACTGTAATATTCAAGATTTTTAATTCTTGTCTCAAGTTTAGAGATATCACTCATCTGATATCTCTTATGATCAATAAAACTTACCTTTGCATTATTGACATTGTACAAGTATGCTGGCAGAAAAACATTAGCAATGTTTACACCATTAGAGACAGATGTTGGAAGATGGGGAATATCATCAGGTGAACCTTTCTTAACATTAAAGACACCATTTTGATCAAGATAGATTCTATCTGCTCTAGGAAGATAGTAATTATAATCAACTGTTATTGACTCATCTTGAGCAACAATTCTCTTGGAACTATGTTGTCCCCCATCAAATACTCTTCCATTAAATTCAAATGGTGATCTGCCACCCTCCACAACCTCATAATCACTAACTCTTGGTCTAGCATCAATAATATCTGTAAGTCTTACACCATCAACTTTAGCAATATC